TCTCAGCCCCTCACGCGACCCCCTGACTTATATCAGCCCTTGGGATTAGGGATTCTTGCATTCAAGAGCATGAAAATGAGGAATTTCTCACTAAATGCAGCTATTCCACACTCATGCAATGTAGTTTCTAGTTCTTCAAGCACAGCAGTATATCCGTCGAATTCTGCTATCTCATTTACACTTACTGAAGCCATTATATTTCCAATGGTTTCGCCTGATTCTCTAAAGCGTTTGGCTATACCGAATCCATGAGCCATCCACTTTTGCTTACGTTTATTCCTCTCTTCTTGATCTATCATTTAGGTGGTATCTTGTTTCTTTCTGTTTCTATATTCCACATGGCATGATTTAAATTTGTAAACGGGCCATATGGAATACTATTAATTGTTACAAAAATTGCGGCCCCCCAAGCCTCGTATGAATTGAATTCAAAAAATGCACCTGCTTTAATTTGAATATCACATTCTTTTTCAGATACTGTAGTTCCGCCTAGTTTTGCAAAGCGATTTATAAATTGTTCAAAGGTTATCTGATCTTTCCAAACTCCACCATAGTCATACTGGTATCTTCCACAAAACCTACAATGTCGATAATGATATTTTAAATTAAGTTGCCAATATTTACATTCGTGTCTACTTGTCATCTTTGTGTTCCGGTAGTTGCCTTAGAGAAGTAGTTAATTGCTTAGGTGTTGGCGTTATATTTCTTTGTGGTCTAACCGTAGCGCCAACCCATGCATCGCCATACGCCAGCATCTTAATTGTGATTTCATCAGGGCCGTGTGGAATGAATCTATCACGCGCAAAGAAATAGTCCATTGGTCTATTTATATCAATTGAGGTAACGTAGACTCCATCTATATCAGTAGATACAACATTGCCCTCGCTATCTTCGAATTCTATAGTTAACTTTTTAATGTAACTCATTTGTGTTCTGGTAACTGCTTAGGTGGTGGTAACTGTAGAGATTTAGGAGTTAGATTTCTAATCTCTTCCTCTACTGCGTATTTCGTACGGTTAGGCCAATTGATACCAAAAGTCTGAAATACAATCGTTACTTCTTGGGGGCCGACGGTTTTAATAAATTGACCTTTAGGAACGCCGGGGCCATCAGTCATCTCCATAGGAGTAGTTACGCTCATTTCTCTTATTTGTAATCCCGGCACTTCAAAGATTACTCCATCCTCAGTTTCCAAAGTTAATCTTTTAAATCTAATAGGCTTTGCGTGGGGATTGTAATTTTGAATACTAGACTTGTTCGTACTTGCTGTTTTCTTCATATGCTCCCTTGGGCGGATCGAGTGCATTCCATAATGCAACTATTGTTCCGGTGTAAATAATTTGATGTATGGGACACCATAAGACAAGTCCTTGAACACTACAGTTTGACCCACATTTGGGACATATTTTTAAGAGAAGAAACGCCGCTTCTAATCGCTTCATGGATTTCCAACTACCGTATCTGAATGAATTTCAGTATTTGATTTCATTCCAGTTACGCCAGTCAAGGGGTCTACAACCCACTCCCGAGTCAATACATGCTCGACTGTTTTCTGGAAGATAGTTTCCATATCCCATCCTCGCAAAGTACAAACATGCATTAGATATACCATGATATCTCCAACTGAATCTTTGGCACCAGCTTCGTGTTCCTCGTAAGTTCCGCGAATCTTTTGTTTCTGCTTTAAGAGATAGTGATTTAATTCACCTACTTCTTCCACGACTCCCATGAGAACATCTTGCCAAGTTTCGTTAGGAAAGTTTTTCTCTGACCATTCTTTGTGTCGTGCTTGATACGAACTTAATGTTGGCATTAGTATGTCCTCGTTTTTGAAGTTTGTTTTTCTGGTACGTGAAATTGCTCTAAATCGCGGGTCGCCATTTTCTCGCATTCGGCACATTCCGTTTCAAGGAGAAATGTATTAGTTTGTAATTGTTGAGAGGTCGCTATTTTAGTATGTCCACACTCAAGTAAAACTTCCCAATCAATCGTACCTGTACCGCCTATTCCTAATGTATAGGATTGAATTTTACGGATGACTTCTACCTTAATCATTAAAAGAATCTCTCTACAAATTCTAGTTTAATTAAATTCTCTTCAGTTAATCGATAAGTTTCGTTAGGTAAAATATGATCTGCACAGAACTTAAAAAATGAAGCTCTTTGAGCATGACTTCTATATTGATTATGCAAGCCAGTATCTGCATTAACAGTTTGTCCCAAACCGGCATTCGGTTCGTCGCTCATTAATTTTGTAACACCTTCTAATTGCCGTCCATAAGACTCAGCCTTTCCCTTGTGGTAGTCAGCTTTAATCTGGAGATGATTCTTAAGTTCATCTGAAGAAACATCAAGTTGAAATCCAGTAATCATATCTTTCTTCTCCTATCTGTAAACGTGAAATTCTTACGACGTTCCATACCGGGGCTGTCATACTTTCGTCTATCGCTTATTGTTTTACTTCTACGATCAGGAAGTCGTCCGGTTCCATTGCAAAAATAACAGGACATTTTAGGAAAACCTATTAGGGTTTCTCCAGTTCCCTTACATTCAGGACAGGAGTAGTCATTCATTCTCACATCTCTTTCTTTAATTGTTAATTGCGCCCTTGCGAATTCCTCTGCTAGAAAAAGAAGAAGTCCAGTATCCGATGCCTTATCGTTACTTCCGGTCGCAAACCAAAACGAATCATTTACTTGAACGCGGGTTTCATGGTGGCCGTTTGCTAATTTCTTACGAAAAATTTGAACTCTCATTGTTCTTCTTCACTCCAATGTGGATGCATCAGAAGCCAAATCCACACAGCAATACAATAAAGGAAGAATATCACAACTGCAAGATACTCTTATTCTTTTTCTTTTCTAGTTCTTTGAGACTTTTCATTGAATCATCAAAGTGTTCATTGGCATAAGTGATTGCTTCTTTCCACGTTTTGCAACCAGCATCCTTTGCTTCTTTAAGGTGCATACGAGTAGTCGAAGCATCGCCAAATGGAAATGGAGTTGCTGAAAAAAGAAAGTTTCCATATTCCTTATCTGGACAATCTGGAAAATAATCCTCGACTGCCTTAACGCATCCTTTACACATACCTTTTTTCCCTTATTTTTTCATCTATACGAATAAATACGGCTGTACTTCCGACTTGTATAGCCCACTTACCATCGGTAATTTCCAATTTTAATCCTCGACCTGATACGTCTAAGATTTCTATTGGAAGTTTAGGGTCAGCTATTCTAAGACGTTCAAGAAGTTCTTGAACAATCATTATATTAACTTCTTTGGTTGCATCATTTTAAGCATTTCTTCTGTCGTGAATTTCTTCTTAGGTTGGGGATCGGAAACTACTTCTATTTCCAGTATCTCTGCAACAGTTTCAAATACAGGAACTTGTGAATTATCGGGAATTGCAATTATCTTTTCTTCTGGTTTCTTTATAGCAGCAAGCATTGCAGCGATAGCTTCTGCCCCCGTTAATTTCTTTTCTGGTTCTTTATTCTTGGGTTTGAGAGCGGCCATGATATCATTAATATCTGCTGCCGCCGCATCTGCAACTGCCGTTTCTAAATCTTCGTGTCTGCGATATGGACGACCCTTCTTTTCTGTTATTCCACGAGTTTCCATAGGTGGTGGTTGATATTGAACGGCTGGCCTCCATCCTTTATTTTGTTCTAATGGAACAACAGTCCAATCTTGTTTAAGAACAACTAATTCAGGAAATGCCGAAATAACAGGACTAATGATTGTGTCGTATTCGTCTAATTCAAGATCAGTCTTGGCGATAATTCCAAGTCCCATTGCTTCAAACGCTGACACGATTGCTGCGGTACTTATGGCATTTCCAATCTTTGATCTAACTGAAGCTTCTATGGAAGCATTGGTAAATTTCAGTAATTGATCTTGCCATCCATAATGTCGTTGAATACACGCTGCTCGGGCCTTTCCGTTAACTGAAACAAATTCAGTAACAGATACCGCTCTACGTGCAGTTACGATTGCGTCAAGTTGTTCTCGGTTTAGATGTTTTATTTTCTCAGTTATTTCCAAGTTTCTCTCCTACTTAGTTGCATCAATACAAAACATACACTTATCTAAATGCCACCAAAATTGATTTTCTAGATCGTCATGGTGTGGACTTGCTGTGTGACGTTCGTAATATTCTCCTATCTCTATAGGACGACGACAACTATCACAATAACGAACAATACGACTTACCTGCGTCTTAATCCATATCATTTATGAAACTCTTTGTAGTCTGCGGGAAATGCGCCTTGATGAATCATTGGATATGGCGCTCTCGTCCATGCATATCCGTGAACATACTGATGGTCGATACAAACCTTAGTCTTTAAAACGCAGCGTCGCCGCGTTCTCTTTGTATGATCTGTGTATGAGTTGATGTGAATTTCAATTGTCTTGGTTGCTTTGTTAGGGCATTCCAATATAGGGCAATTCATTTTATGAAGTCAAGGAATACTGGAAGTTCCCAAAACATAAGATGACTTCCATCTGACTGATGTAATCGAACTGGAATTCTAAGTTCCAATGCTTTCTTGACCATATCAAGGGTTCCTTTACTTTCCTTGATGTGATCGTGGAACGCCAGAACTATATCGATCTTGTTTTCTTTCAACATAAGAGAGTTACGAATCGGACCTGCGCCCTTCTTGTATTTATTCCAATTAGCGGGATAGGTACGAACTCCCATTCCTAATTTGTGTGCTGCAAATCCAGCATGTGTATCCGCACCCTTCGCTGCACCGTGAACGACTGTGATATTCCGTGTGCTTTTCGCGGGAGAAGTTTTTACAAAATCATCCCATGCTTTTGCTAAGGCTTCGTAAACTACTGAATATTCAATCCAGAATCTATCGCCTGTTACTAAGATATTATACATCAGAAATTAGTTGGTGGATCAACAATTGCGCCCAACGTCATCTGTGCCGCTTCTAATCTTACGGTTAACGGCGAATATCTGGGAGTTGTGGATAGGTGCATTTCCGCATTCATTTCATCTCTCTTTACGAGAAATCTAACCGCGCAATCAACTGCATCCTTAACTTTCTGAAGTTCTCTTATCTCATTTTCGTCTAACATTTAATCTTTTCCTTTTAATGCTTTAAGTGCCTGTTGGCCTTTGTAATCTAAAATGAAGTTATAGAAGCCTTTATCCTCTATTTCCACAACTGCTTCAAACATCTGTTGATCTGATTGACAATAGTTCTCAAATCCGTACCAGATATCTTCTCCATAGAAACCTAGGTTAGATAAATGATTAAGGAAACCCAATGCGGATGCACGATTGTATGACCTCATAACGATTCTAGAGAGCAATGCTGAAGTTTTAGCGTGTCCTAGTGTGCGTTTCTGAATTGCTACTATTAAAGAGTCATTCCAATCAAACGTCTTGTATTTCGACTTTGATTGTGATTTATGTTGAGTCAATTTTAGGACGAAGTCCCATTGCCTTTAGAAGTTCCTCGTTTCTTTTTTCAGTTTGTTGAGTTCTCCAAAGACCCATACATTTTTTATCACAAAAATTATGTTCCATTTTAGTTAAGGAAGGATATGCTCTTCTTTCTTTTCCACAATAGTCGCAATTAATAGTGTGATAAAGTTGCGATCCTAATTTTCTATAACAAACAATTTCGGTTCTTGGAAAAACTGCGGCCCTTCTAACTGTTGCAATTAATTCTACTACCTGTGCGTCATCCTTCCAAACAACTCCATTGCAGGCATCAAACACAAGTTTAACCATATTATCTACATCGCGTCGTTGGTAAGTTTTAGAAAAGAATCGAAGCCACATTCCAAAAATAGTTTTATCATCAGGAGCGTCTTTATAGACTTCTACTATTTGGTCTGCAATATATCCTTCAGCCTCTACTGATTTTTTAGGCGTGTAATATCTTCCCCCGCGATTAGGGGCAAATCTTGGACGTTGTTTTGAAACTGGATCGCCATCAATTAATATTTCAAAAATAATTAATTCAGGCGTGGGACGAACTGGAAACTCTTCTCCATAATCTTCAATATTTTCATCTGACTCAATTTCTTCACTCACGGCCATGAAGGTTTTGGACCTGATCCCGTATAGGTTTTCAAATATCCAAGAATTACCATATCATTAATCAATTCATGATTATCTACAGACGATACTACATAATCCAGTAAGTATCTTCCGTATTTCTCGGCGTGATCTTTAAAAGTTTGGATGTGATACGGCCCACCATGAGCGCCAAACCATAGGATAACTGCGGCCTTTGCTTTTTCACCAAGCTTATCTGGTCGTCCTAATTCGGGCGCATCGTATCCATTGAATCTAAATGACTGTGGAGTGTTACCAACTTTCGGAGTTAAGAAATGAATACTGAAACCTAAATCAATATCTAGTGTAATAGTATCGCCATCATGAACCGCTACCAATGTAGCTTCATACTCGTACATTATATTGTTACCTTACTATTTATTCTTTCACTTACTTCATTAAATTTACGACGAATTCCATCTTCTAAATTTGCCCCCATACGAGTGCAAAGAAGATCAGCATAGATAACTGCATCTGCTAGTTCGTCCACTACTTCATCAATCGTGGGGGCATCCATAGCGTATTGAAGTCCATCAGTAGTTTTGCGGCGTCGCTTCTTGATTAGATTTAACGCTTCTCCACATTCACCACCGAACGCTGTAGCCCAATCAGTTTCAGACCAATCATCTATTGGGTGAAAATCTCTCTCACACCTTAAACCATTCTTTAATCGTAACTGTTCAAAAGTTAGCATTACTCGCCTATCTTTTCAACACTAAATGCATTGACTTGTGAATTAAGGAATGTTTTGTTTTCTTTTGTAGTGAACTCTTGACCTGACAATCGACCTACTACAATAACGAGCGTACCCTTTCCCATATTTTGTGCTACGAATCCAGCCACGCCATCATCGCCTTCACCCTTTCCAAAACAAACAATTTTATGTTTGTCATTTGGGCGATTGGGACTACCAGTTGTTTCAAGAACAAACTCCGTAATAGCCAGCCCATTGGTTGAATATTTCATTGAGGGATCGTTTGAAATTTTACCCATTAATGCCACTTGATTTAAACTCATGCAACCTCTTCCCTTTTTAACCAAGATTCAATTCGAATTCTTGCATTGTTAACTTTTTTACGGAGCATATTTATTTCGTATTGGGGCTTACATTCTTCGATAGATTTTTCAAATTTATCTAGAAGTTCAAGATACTTAGTGTAATACTCAATACGTTCACTAGCTAGATGTACCTTTGTCTTTTCTTTAGTCAATTCTTCATATACTTCTGATAGCTGAAAAGTCATCAGGAGTCCTCCCATCATTTTCTAGTTGTCTTATCATTGTTTTGATTATTTCAATAGGCGACCAGTCTCCTGATTCCCAAAATCGATCTTGCCAATTGGTAGCGACGACAAATCTTTCAACTGCACCCCACTCAACTATTCGCCTTAATTTAATATCAATATGAACGTCCATGTGATCGCCGCCACATAACATAATTGTTATCGGATACCACGATGCCCACGGTTCCGAAATTATATGTGATCTTCCAAAGGGATGATGCCAAGTTAAAGTTTCTCCATATGTAGGATGTAACTCACAACTTCCATTAGCCCTCTTGACTGCTATCGCTCTTTGCGTTTTTCGCCAAGACTTCCACCGGGTCGTATTTGGCCCATCCGTTCTTATTTTCTGAAATCGCAATTGATTCTGTAAAATAGTCGCTGCTTGTATCTTCTTCTGTTTCGATTCCTTTGTCATGTGTTTTACGAGAGTTTAACCTTCCTTTTTCCCGAGACTTGTGAAGTGCGTCCAGTATCGGAGAAGGACGCGCCCTTAACTTATCTGGATCAACATTAATTAAATCGTGACGAACTACCTTTCTTAAATCTTCTCCGATTATCTGTAGAACTACCGTGTTATCCAATACTGCATACACAACAACCGGAACCCTCCCAAGCAACGCATTAAATGGCGTTGATATAACGTATTCGGTTGTTAGAATCTCGGAAAGGATTATATGCATCACACCCGATTCTTCTTTCTACTCTGCTTCGCCATTGCATTTTTAACCTTGCGCTTTAGCTTCAGCTTTGTTTCCCATCCGATTTTCCTACGCTTCTTTGGATCTTTAGGTGGATGAATATTCTTAACGATCTTCTTTGGAATATGGATCGATTCATCATTACGCCTCTTACCACAAGTTTCCTCACGCGGAAATGAGTATGTCGAATGCATACAATTATCTGAACCGGGCGAACCTTCAAAAACATGCTTACGCATCACTCTATCCAAAATATTGCCATATATTTTTTATTGCCACCCTGAATAAAGACTTCAATTTCCTTTCCCTGAAGTTCTCGCGCATCCAACCAACTCTGAAGTGTCTGAAGTTGCAGGACGCCATTTGGAGGATTTGAAACTAATTCTCCATGCAAATCTCCATTACACCCACGACTACAAATATGCTGAGACTTAAGCATCTTGAATCTTCACGCCGGGAAATGCTTTGTCAAATGGAACTTCACGGACACTACATGATGTATGAAATGCAATTGCCTGTTCCTGTGTTTGTGGAAAAATCCCCTGTCCAAGAATGCTTTGCGAAATCATGTAGTAGTTATTGTTATTTGATCGCATAAGCCACGCCCATCCAAGCATCGTTGAACCCTGCGCAATGCACTTAGAATCCATGCTGGAATATCTTTTACCATCAACTATCTGTGTAGTTTCTGGAACGTCGTGTCTGTGTACGCCTGTATGTGCTGCTTCTAACTCCATCTTTTGTCGCCTTGCTACTCGAATTTTGTGGAAGTTATAGCCTGTAATAAAAAACAAAACTGCTATAAAGAGATAGGTAGTAAACGCAAAGATCGTAGTGATTAACAATTGCATTTCTTTAAAGCCTCATAAAAGATGTTGTATGTTTCTTCTTCCGCTTTCATTAACGCCGGGGTTATGGACATTTTCGATGATGCTGAAGTTGCATTATCCATTGCCTTAGTCCAATCATGAAACAAATCGATTAATTTAGGTTTGGGTTTAGTAGCTCTTGCCATCCATCACTCCCTAGTATTTTTCTTGTTCGGATTGCATCGAGTAAATCTGTTGCAGCGCCGTCTATAGTCTCGTTCTTAACTCCAAATACATCTCCGTCATCATTGACTACCATCGCTTCATATTCGCCATGATGATCCCTAAAGCAGAACCGTCGAATTCCTAAATCTTTAAGTTGATCCATGAGCATTCCAATTGTCATTCTGTTAATTTAACTCTATATTCCGTACCACAATAGCAAATATGGAGTTTATCTTTGTGAACATTCCTTATGCATTCGTGATTGTTTGGCTTATCTGTTTTAAGAACTCTTGGAGTTGTCCATCTAAAGGTACATTGATTAAGTCTGTTCATTACCCATTTCCTCTTTGAAGAACCAGTATCGGCAATTCCTACATTGCTTCTGTCGTTCTCCATTTTTAAGTTTCGCTTGTGCCCATTTATATCTAGCTCTGTAATCTTCAGGGCCAGCCGGAAGATGGTGAGCGCACATTCCCCTTGCTAGATTTGTCATTTAATTGAATTGATATTAGTTTCAAGTTCATCTAACCCATCTTCAAATCTTCCGGTTAGAGAATTTTGTGCTTTATCACCGGGAGATAGATAGCGTTTGTAGTTCCTAGTGTTAATTATCTTCTTGGCGACTTCAACTACTCTTAGGATATTGTCAAATTTATCTGATGGCATAATCGTAATCCTGTCGCCATTGGGTCTAATGCGCCGTTCGGCACCGTACATCGAAATATCGATATCATTTTCCATTTAATGTGTTTCACTCCAAAACATCGTGTACTTCTTTTCAAACTTCAGAGCAACAGTTCCGGTCGGGCCATTGCGCTGTTTTAACACAATTACTTCCGCGTCGTATGGGTTAGCTGATGGGTTGTAGTAGTGATCCCGATAAAGGCCAAGAATCACATCGGCTTCATTTTCAATTCCACCACTCTCTCTAAAGTCAGAGATTAATGGACGGTGATCCTCACGAAATTCTGGCCCACGATTAAGAGAGGAAAGAACAACTACTGCAACGTCTAATTCACGCGCAATTCTTTTTGCTGTCTGTGCGAATCCTGAAACTTCCTGCTCTCGATTACCGGGCTTACCTGAAGATTTCAAGAGTTGCAAATAATCCAAGATGATGCATTCAACTCCGAACTGATACTTCATTTTTCTAGTCTTGGTAATCAAGTCCATCTCACTTAGCGACGAGTCATCATCGACATATATCGGAGCCTGTGACAACGTTATGGAAGCTTCTAGAACCCGCTCCCACTCTTCAGGGCCGATCTGTGCATCCCTTAGTAGGGACGAATCAACACTTGCCAACTGTGACAACATGCGGTTTACCAATGACTGTTTCGACATTTCAAGAGAGAAAATTCCGATGGGTTTTTTCTTCTCCATTCCAAGGTCTAATGCTAAGTTCAACGCGAACGCAGTTTTACCGCTACCGGGTCGTCCTCCGATTACTGTCATTTCACCGGGATAAAGACCGTGGAGAATCTTATCGAGATTACTCCAAGGCCACGACAATTTTTGTGGTTGCGGATTCTGAAGGATCGTAATGTAATCCGTGATCGCATTGTCACCTAGTCTTTCTGCAACCCTTCCGGTCGTACCTGTCAACGCGAAATATTTCTGAAGTGTTTCGTCCAGTAATTCATTAGCGGATAGTCCTTCGTCCATCCGTCGATAAACTATTTCCTTAGCTATATCAATGATCTGTCTTTTTTGAAAACAGTCAAAAATAATGTTTGCATAGTGAACTGCATTCTGTCGGACATATCCTTCAGATTGAAGTTGAACGATTTTTGTTCTTCCACCTATACGCTCTAGCTTTCCTGCCTTTTCAAGTTCAGCCGCAACGGTCACGTTATCAATTGGAATTTGATGGAGATACATTTCAGTTAAGACTGAATAAATCCAATCGTGAGAGCCATTGTAAAAATGGTGGGGGCGAAGAAGTGACGCCACTTCGCCTACCGTTTCAGGAAAGTGAAGCATCGTCCCCAACAGGGCGCGCTCGGCATCCTCATTTGATGGGGGGTGGTTGTTTTCTGGTATCATTTCTCTCATAGATTCATGCAGAACTTAGTCCTTCCCGAAGAAACTCGACCGATAACAGAAGAAGAGGAAGTCGCTTTGGGTTTTCCTTCTCGTCGCGGAATGCTTGATCTAGATGTTTACTCCATTTCAGATGTTGCTGAAAGACTCGATATAACAGAGATGACAGTAAAGGCTCATATCAAATCTGGTCGTTTAAAGGCAATCAAATTTGGTGGAGCAATTGGTTACAAGGTACTTCGACAACACATTTATGAGTGGTTGATAAACATGCAGACCGATCTTCTTGAACAAGATTTAACTCGTCCCGCCACTAGGGGGAGTAAGAATCTCTCCAATGGAAGCAAATGAGGAATCTTTTTTAGGCATCGGGCCTTTGTGATATTGAACCTCTGCCTCCTGAAACTCTGCACGAAAATAGAGAGCGGAATACACGGACTCCGCTCTCCCTAATTTAATCACTCTTTCAATTAAATGAAGCTTTTGTTCTAATGGAAAACTAAATCCAGCTAGATACAAAGCATCCTTAAATTTTATAGACTTTGTAGTCTTTGTGGTGATAAACTTCACCATTGCGAATGCTTGATCTATTTGTACTGGATTAGGTTCCATTGATTTACTTCAGTCCAATCGAAATAAAGGGACTTGCACCACCAGTAACTTGTGGCAAGTGTCCATCCCAACCGTTGACGATAAGCCATTCAATAAGTAGTGGCGACAAACCTTTCTGGCGCAATGCGTTAGCCTTGGCGTCACCCTCAGCCTGTGCGATTTTTGCATTAGCATCACCTTCAGCTTTTGCAACTGCGGTTTGAGCTTCAATCTTTGCTTGTTCTAACTTCTGTGTCGCAACCTGTTTCGCTTCAATAGCTGCTGTAAAATCTGGATCAAAGTCAATCTGTGTAATGAACACATCAGTAACAATGATTCCATACACAAGCGCCTTGTCTGCTAGTTTAAGTTTAACTGCATCTCTAATTTGCGATCTGTTTGGTAGAATATCTGTAACGGCATAAGTAGGAACAATCTCTTTGATATAGTCCTGAAATGCAGGATCAAAGACCTTAGAAACAATTGCCTCAACTCCACCCGCAGTCACTAATTTCGCTGCTTGTGCGGGATCAATCTGATAGTTAACACCACCAGTTACAAACACGTTCTGCAACTCTTTAGAGGCAGCCCCAACCTTTGCAAACTTGTGATTCTGAGGCTGAATTGAAACTGATTCAATATGATTGACAAATGGGGGGATGAAATGAAAACCGGGAGCTAGTGGTTCTTGTTTTGGATCAATTGCTCCAAAACTTGAAAGAACCCCAACGTTTCCAGCATTCACCTGCGACCCCGAGGCGAGAATGAGAAAGAGGACAATGACTACAGCGCCAATAATTCCTCCACATCCCCACAAAAACTTAGTGCTACTTTCCATGTTTCTCTCCTAAATCTTCCTTTGTTTCTTTCCGAAGTTTATCGTGGATGAACGTCCATCCCATCAGAAAGTAAATTCCTAAAAACAACAACAGAACGCAAAGTCCTACGCAGAATAAAATAAATCCTATATCTACGTACTTCATTACTGACTAACTTCGACTGCGACCTTCTTGCGAGTCCTCTTAACTCCCTGTGCGCGACCAACACGCTTTGCTTTTACTGCGCCAACAAATCTTGCGTAAACAAAAATGCGACCACTTTCTGTGCGAGTTGTAACTTCCGCACCTAACTTACGCAACGCACTTGCACGACTCGTTGCAAGGCTCCGTGAAGCCATTCGATACGCAACAGCCCACTCACCGGGATTCTTCTTTAACTGCTCGACAATCCTTGCAGATCGACCTTTTGTAGTTTTAACCTGCGCCGGAACTTCTTTAACAAACGTAAGACCCATTACTTTTTCTCTCCTGATTCAGCCTTTTCTAGTATAGAAAGGTTATTATTGTTGACTGCATCACGTACGGATTCATGTGTATAACCGGCATAGATTAATTGAGCAATTGCCTGTGCCTTATACCACATAACTTCAGCCTGTTCCTTTGTTACCATTTAGTCATCATCCTTTTCAGTATTCGCTTTGTAATCAAAGAATGGATATTGTTCTTCGACCAATCCCTCCATAAGATCGGGATGGTCTTTAACCAAAGTCTTTCCTACTTTATTATTGAAAGAAAGATAAGCGTCTAGTTTTATGCCCATTGCACTCGCTGTTTCCAACAATAAACTAAGATCACCTATCTTTAGAGTTGATCGTTTGAACCAACCCCATCCACCTTTTTCTCCAACACGAACATTTTTATGAGTTTCTTTTGTATACCCACGAATTGCCGCCCTGTACCGTTTTGCAATTTCCTCTAGATGTAGAACTCCCTTAGCAATTTGCTCTGCCTCTTCATCTGTTGTAATGACTGGCGGCAGTTTAAGACCAGCTATCTCTACCATCTGCGGCAACATTCTTTGCGCCGCATTACAATTTAAAACAAACGGACACCAATGACAATGAGTGTCGGGTTGAGGTTCAAACTCTTGATCGTTAATTATCTTGGCTGCTTTAGCCATAAATGTGTGTTTGAACTCTTCCAGTTCCTCAATGCTAAACTCTACAGTTATTAATCGCCCGTACTTCCATTGAGCCTGAGTAAATTTAACTTTCTTTATTCCAAGGTCGCCTAGATTTTCGATTACAACAACCGCATAAAGCTTTCCTTGTGAATCAGCCTGAAGTTCTTTTTCGTTGGGAACCTGCGATCCTGACTTTCCATCGATTATCTCTATTGTATTTTCTTCGTGATATACAAAGAGTTGGTCGATCTTTGCTTCGACTTGAACTATTATCGTTTCCCTTGATCCGTCATGGTCTACATCAAACCCGGTATGTTCTACAGGAAACTCCCAATGCATCCTAAGTTCTGCACCGAAGAGATTGTCTTTCTTTATTACAATTGATTCGATAATTGTTTTGGCATTCATCCACTCCACAGACTTTGCAAGTGGAACCATTGCCCTAGCCGCTGCATTAGCCGCCTCAATTCCATCGGTAAACATAACTTCTTGGAAAACATGGGCAGCACTACCCAAGTCCGCCGCGTCACCCGATATTCTTCCTAGTTTATCGATGTTCTCGTATTTGTATCTCAGCGCGCAATCGTCATATGTTTTAGCTCGGGAATATGAAAGAGGAAAGAACCCCGGTTCCTCATTCTTTCTAATTCGTAGTTGTTGTTCTTCTGTTCTGAGCGTCAACCCACACAACCTATTTCTTTGACGTTGGTGATAACGGGAATGGTGTCAATGTGTAGAAATTCATCAGCGGAATAAGTGCAATTAATTTTAACTCTAATCCATTCTACTTTTTTTCTGTCAAATCTAAAAACTCTGCCGTCGGTTGTTGAAATGTAATGTAACGTTTCTAGTCCTTGACGATCTGAGGTAATAGATTGAACCTGAAACTCTGTATGTCCATCTGGCGGTGAGAAAACTTCATCCCAAAACGCTAACCCTATGAAAAATCCTAATATAAGAAATAAACCTATGACTAGGAATTTCATTTCGCATCTTCCTCTCCCGGCGCGGTGGTCAATTTTCGATGCATTTCTAAGTGTTCAGTACAAGCTGATAATTTCTCGCTTCCCGAGGCCGGCTTGTTCTCGCATCGCTTTTCTTTTTCTACCCAACAACATTGTTTTGTAGCGTCATCAAAGTTCTTCAGCAATATCTTCCTCCGATGGTGGAATCCAATGTGCAATACCACGAGTTTCTTTAACGCGACCCACATCCTTTAGTCGTATATAGGCAAGTCCCCAAGGAACCATGAATTGTGAAGCAACTAACATCGCTTGAAACATCACCATTGGGAATATAACATCACCATATTTGGCGGCGTATTCATCACCAGCATATTCTTTGTTGCGTTCCTTTAAAAGACCTTCCTTAAATTCATCAAAGTTAAAATAAACTTGTCCTACTTTAAGATAAGCGTCATTTGCTACCTTTTGAAACTTCTTAATATGCGTAAGAAGTTCTTGTGTGTTATTTGATTCAGTTAAGCCTTTCTGGTATTCTTCGACTGGCTCGGTGTAATAATCAATTTTCATTTCGCCGGATCAACAATGCGGCCACCCACTAAAACTGCAATCTTTGCAGCCGTCAAGTGTTCGCAATTTGCACTACCACAATTCGTAACGTGTGCTGCTTTTAATTGATCGAAAATCCAATCAATACCAGAGGGAGAGTTAAGTCCGTTTTCAGCCGTAAGTTTCCCGGCTTTTGAACGAGTCTCCCACAAAGAAACCATTGGAACGATCTTTCCACGGAACCATCCCATTGAGGATGGTAATTGCTCACCGAACCAAACTAATGCTTCGATTTGATTCTTATATGTTTCAGGTGAAACATCTTTCTGGTCGGGATCAGGCTTTGCGCCATTCAATCCCGCATCCAGAACCAATTGTTCAAGTTGATTCTTCGGTTCTGGCGGCGCGCTCGCTGTAGTTGGTGGCGATGGTGGAACGTATGGAGTTGGCGGTTTTGCTGCGGCTGGCTTTGTTAAGGTTGCTGATTGACTTTCAGTACGAGTCGTTCCGTCAGTATCAATACCATCGGGATCATCCTTGTCGCCCATCTTAAACAACTTCATAAGGTAATACTTTTCTGCTGAAGTTCCAGCTTTCTGAATTCCCTTATCACCGTTGTCCATTCCTTCTCCGATCCAAAAATCATCAAAGAAAACTGAGGGATCGTCACCATCGATTACGGTGAATCGATACTTGATAACTGAATGATATGTAAAGGAAACTTTTTCAACTGGTACATTGCCTTGCATGACAGTTGTTTTCTTTTCGGTAACTTCAAAGCGTAGAAGTTCCTCGCCACTAGGACGAATCACAACGTTTCGTGAAGTTAATTCATGGCGTAAGTGTCCAATGACCATGCCATGAGAAGTGAATGCGTAACCGCCCATCTGTTGCGGAGCATTGGCATCCTTTCCGATGATTCCAATTGCCTCTGTTATTTGGGCAATTTTTTGATATAAATTGGGTTTAGTATCTGGCAAGTGTTTCTTCTCCTAAGAATAAATAAGAGGGAATTGGATGAATATTTCGCGTATCCAATTCCCTCAAGAGGACGACGGCACAGGGAGCGCCACGGCGACCGTACACCGGGCGGGGAGGCTTTGTCAAGGGGTGCGCCTAGGGTCGATCTTGGGGCATCTGGTGAGGTTGAGGGGGCGGGTCTGGCCGAAGCCACCCAAAGCTACCCGCCCCCCACGCCAAACGGAGAGAAACAAGACCACTATAGCACACCGTTGTAGTGGGAATTTGTTAAACAATAGTCCAATGCCTTTTGTTCTCTCTTAAATAAACCTTTATATTTCATAACGCCTTCTGGTGAAAGTCTGTTCATATCTAAATTATCCCTTAAATCTTCAATCTTGATATGAACTGCATAATAATTGGTACAAACTCTGCGAATATAATCCATATAGAGTTCTCCAATTGCCTTATTGCGAGTAAGTGAGCCGACTGCGTGTATAACGCTACTCGGAACATTTGCCCTCATTAGACTCTCAATTGTCCATTCAGTATCTTCAACTACGTCATGTAAAACTGCGGTCATTCTTGCTTCGTATGTCTTAAACTTAGACATTACCCTTAACGGGTGGAGAATATAAGGTTCTCCTGCTAAATCTTTTTGTCCACGATGCGCATTTGCAGCAAGTGCAATAGCAGATTCCAGTGTCATATTTTTAGATGATATTGGCATCCTAAAATCAGAAGCAAATTGAGTTTTTGGCATTTTTCTTTCCATTTCTACCTTTGTAACGTCAGCAACTCTGACTCCACCTATATACATTCCCGGCACTACAGGACTAGATATACTTACGCCTGCTTTTTCCATGGCTTTAAGCCAGTTTTTATGTGCCAGTCGAAACGCTTCAATATCAAATTTCTCAGTGCCCAAATGAAGTTTCCTCTGGCGATCTTTTATCACCTATTAATTCTGTACCGGGAATGTCGGGTTCCATTATTCCTTGGAATCTATTAGAAGCAAAGCCACTTCCATTACAACATCCACAAACTTCGTGAACCATTTTAACGTATCTAATTGATCGTGAGTGTCCAAGGCGAGAAGTTGTTATTTTTCCTTCGCGTCTTAATCGAGTTACGTGATTCCAAACAGTTGAAGAGGAATGAAGTCCGACTGCTTCTCCAATTTCTCTAATAGAAAGAAAGTGTCCAGTCATTTCTTCACGCCTGATAATGGCAAGAATCTTTTCACGAACTAACTTACCAGTAAATGTTTGATTTGCGCCCTTCTCTAAGGTCATGGAGTTTCAGTTTTTATTGCATCATCTTTCTTGTCTTTATTTCGATCAACGTGAAGCGCATATGCTTCCGCTGCAAGGTGACGCATGAAAGTTCTAAAATTGGTTAATGCTAATGCATATGCTAATTTATGTTCCTGATCCATCCAGTCGGGCCAGTAATACTTTCCTGCCCATGAATCTTCGGCTGGCTTTCCGTAAATCGTTGCTAATGTGTTGTTAAATACGTCACATGCCTCTTGAAGTAATTCATCTTTAATTCTTTCTTCTTCTGGAACGCCATCAATATATGGGCCATCCATCATAAAAAATACGCGAGGCTGCGATGTTTTGATTCTATGTGTTTGAATTTCGATATCCATTGGAATCTCCTGCAAATGTGGGTGGACAGCGACACTTGACAGCGGGTATGCTTCAGCTATGACTAAAGCCACCGCGACTGAAACCGACGACGCCGCTCTTCCGCAGAATTTAACTGACGAACAGTTAAAAAATGCAAAACACGCCGCGACCTTTCCGCCGAATACTCCACATTCGCTGATTAATCAGTTTGCAGAGGAACCCGAAAAGGTTCTTCCGGCTGATCCCCGCGAAGTGGAGAAGGAAACCAAGAAGTCTAAGAAGGGGGAGGACGCCTAGGATCGTTCTTCGCTAGATATAGATTACTTGAAAGGCTCTTGATTGTCAGGAGCCTTTTCTTTTTCTTTAATCGTTTGAGTTTTGCCTTTTTTTTGACCTCTGTTTTTCTGCGTTTAGATTGTTGCTTTCTTTCGCTCACCTCAATTTCCAAAATACAAGCCATGCATTAACTGATTGTCCTTCAACTTGTTCTCCATATCCAACATAAAATTCAGGAACCATTTGCTGCGCTTCTAGAGTTCTTTTAACTTCAAGTATTTCTGCGCTTCTTCCTAGTTGTTGTTGTAGAAGGTCTATAAAAAACCCTCTATTCTCTTCCTCTAGTTGGTTGTACCAAACATCACAATGAACTGGCGGTTTACAATAGGCATTACATTCAATTTCCGCTCTGGTATACGCCATAGCAACGCCATTATGAACGCTTCTTATTGCGTATTCTAAAGTTTCGGTCATTTAACTATTTTTAGAACACCCGGCTTACGAACAAACGTAGCTCTCCTAGCGATTGACGCGGAAACATATCCTAATTCAAGAAGTCCTGCACTTGCCATAGCAGTAAGTACGTTTTGATATGCGACCCATGTAACACTCTTGTCCATATAAAGATGAAACTTACCGGGCGTTGACGATGGAACTAATTGACAAGGAAAATCCAGATCAAGAACTGGAAAGTGATTGGTCGAGAAGTGTTCGATATCTTCAGGATTGTAATACTCTCGTTCTCCAACCGACGAGACGAGATTAGCTTCTGGTTCATTAACTTCAACTCGATCATCTTTTGTAGGATCATAATCTACATCTCCAAAGAGAGTTGCTTTAAAGTATTTCCTTTTAACCATTTGATTTTCTCTCCAAATCTAAAATTTGTTGACAAGTTAATTCCTTTTCGTTTTGATCGCCCCAAGGAATATCTCTTTTAAATTCCTCATGTACGTTCGTAAGTGGGCCAACTATACTTGTAAAAGTTTCGGGATCAGATAGGATACCGGGGTAATCATTTTTATGAGCTTCAAAATATTTCCTTGCATCTTCTTCTGACTCGGCCGCAATAAATCCATCATGTTTAATTGAATACAAATACAATTTAAGCATTTCTCTCCTAAAGTTCTAAATTTAGTCTGTTGTGAAAATACTCTTAGGCTTTACATTAATTAACAGTGTGACGCTAACCCCATTGCCACTTACCACTCACCCTAACTAATCCGCTAATGATTCTCCTAGTCCCGATTGAGTGGTTGCCGTGGGAGATTCATTTTTTACGTTTCGTTTCTATTACATCTAAGATATCAATGTCCTTAAGCCATGGATATCGCTTGAAGAGTTGTTTTGCTTTAAGATTTGCTGATTCCTTGGTATGACTATCGCTGTACTCATATCTTGATTCATATAGATTCCAGTATCTAACTAACATTATTCTTCGTCGTCCGATTCGTCCGGTGACTGCATGATGTTATCGAATACTGTTTTGGCCTGTTCCTCACGCTCTCTCATTAGGTTCATTGCCATGACTGTAATTAATGCAGTTTCATCAGAGTCGGCTCCCTGTGTAGAAGCTGACACTATATCTCTTTTACTGTCAATTAATTGTGCAACATGAGAGTCAACAGTTCTCTCACCTAAGAACCAGTAAATCATCGCACCGTGAAGGTCATTAACGCGGCCCCAAATTCTAGCTTCGGCCTGATCGTGAATTGCAGGTGTCCATCCTAGTTCCAAAAAGACTAGATGACTAGCGGCAGTTAATGTAATTCCGATGCCACCAGCGGTTAACATTGCAACCATCAATCTGATATTGGGCTTCTCTTGAAAATCATCAATATTTTGCTGACGATCTTCTTCGGTTTGTCCACCTAGAATTCCAGCGGAGTTAGGAAAGTGATCCTTTATTGCATGGAATACATCTAGGTGATCGACGTAAACGACTAACTTTTGATCTTCAGTTTCACTCATAAACTGTTCTGTCCAGTCAATGAATGCTTTGACCTTTCCTCTGCCTGACATATGCTTTAGAATGTTGAATTTAACAAGCGCCTCATTTGATGCGGCTCTTGAAACTCTCTGGTCGGCATCGTCAAAGTCTTTGTAGTGTTCCTTTAACCATTGAATAAAGTTCTTCTCTGCGAAGTCATACTCTTTTCTATTGGTAATCTCAACCAACACCGGAGTTGAAATCTTCGGCGGCAACTGACCAAGAACTCCCGGTAGGAACTCATAATCCCATTCCTGAAGAAGTCTCGGCCAATCTTCACGCTTTGACTTGTTGGTATCTAGAACGTGCCTTGGAACATTCTTTAATGGCACTATTCTCATTTCAGGAGTCAATGCCATATCCTCTTTCTCGCGGCGAAGATAACCACGCTCCATCAATCTTTCGTGCATCTCGACTAATCGATTTTTATTGCGAGTTGAACCATACATACTTTCAAATCGACTACGACCACCGAACTGATCCAGAATTCCAAGTGCTTCAAGTTGTGAAGCAAATTCTCCTGGTCTATTTAGAACTGGCGAACCAGACAACATGATTCTAATTGGAACCGGGAATCTCCAAGGAATCTTTGCCATATCACTTGAACTCCATCTCTTTCCAGAAAAGAGTTCAAGTGCATTTACTGTTCGCTGTGCCCTCTCATTCTTATATTGATGTGATTCATCAGCCGTGATTCCAAACCACTTCTGAGCAAGAATCATGGTGTATAGAACTGAGGGACTCCAATCTCTTAACTCTTGATCGTAGTCCTTCTTTATTAGCGAAGGATTGCAAATGACAAAGTTACCCCAAATCGGCTGAATTCGATTGCCTCTCAAAATCTGAGAAGTGTAACCAAACTTTCCAACCCATTCTAAGATTTCTCTTTGCCAGTTGATCTTAACGGATGCAGGACAGATAACTAGAACTTTCAAATCCTCACGCTTCAGGTTTGGATTCTTTTCTAGTTCCCTTTCCCATGATTCAGATACGGTAACAATAGCTTCTGCGGTTTTACCTAATCCCATTGGATCACCGACTAAAACGCCATCACCATATCTACCAGCGGATAATCGAGACTCTTCAGTTTGAGTTAAGGCGTACTCGATTCCAGCCATTTGATATGGATATAAGTCAACGATCTTTCCATTTTTAAGATGACTGTAATCATTTCTTGGTCGCCAGTCTGAAAAGTGCGCGCCTGACATTGCTCGTAGTTGAGTTGCGCGAGTTAGAATCCATTGAATTCTATCTGCAACACCCTCATGGATTGTCCATTCTGACGGTTCGGCAGGAATAATTCTTCCATGCCCATTAAATGCTCCCCAAATATACTTCACTAAAGAAGTAACTGAGGGTGCATCTCCCGAAACTAGCCAATGTGGTTCATTCATACGTGTTCCGACTGCGGTTCCGTTGTGATATTGCCGCCCAACTATTTGCGAAACGCCATCACGTACGTTCTTGAATTCATTTACTGGAAGATGACGGAAGTGAAGAATAAATCCCATACTTCTATCATCGCAGTAAATTTCCTTGACGACTTTAACTGATTTGGTTTCTGGTTGCTTCTCTAGATCGGGATTGGTAATCATTGAAACATCAAATCCTAACCCTTCAAGACTCTTTCTGTATTTAGTCGTGCAAAGAAGAAACGCGGCCATTCTTTGCTTTGGAACCCATTTCTCTTCACCAAGAACTGAAAGTCCAATGATAAAGGGATCAGGTTCCGCAGACTGAAGTGATTGATGTGCTAATTGACCAACTGCTTTCATTAAAAGCGAGGGGCCAACTGGCTTTATTTCTTCAGGCTCAGGATCGGGAGTTTGAAGCTCATAATGAGATGTACTTCCCGATGTATAAAAAGAGCTAACCTCTCTTTCATCTGCCTGTAATTTTTGCATGATGGCATTATGCGCTTTCGCATATTCCATGAATGCTTTTAATTCTTGTGAATTTAGTGCTTTATCGCTAGACAATTTGTTTCTCTCTCAATAGCCTCCTAGTTACAACCGTCTTGTGAAAACAGGGGTTTCCAAAACTCCCTGCCTGACACGGACAAGCGATAACGATAATTACTTTGTTATCAACAACTATGAAAACAACATAACTATCGCCATCCCGACCAAATACGCGGTAATGATTCTCGTCAATCTTCCACGCATGACGTAGATTCGCCATTTCACTTGACGTAACATTTTTGGTGAATGTTTTAACCATTTTTATAGTCACCCCATGCACCGCCAGTTTCGTCAAAATCATCACTCCTTATCTCTTCTTCTAATTTCTCAGAATCATCTTCTGGTTCATCAAAAGTACGATAAGGAAGAATGTCTCTATCGTAATCTGCCATTTGTTTCTCTCCTTTTTCTCTTGGGCTTGGAACCAAGATGCACATTACGATTGGGCGGATAGTTGCAATCTATCTCTTTGAGTATTCGCGCCTACTCTTATTCTGGTTTGCAGCCAGTTCATGCAATTGCGTTTCCAACTGGAATAACTGGAAACTACCCTAAACCCAATTTCCTCTGAATTTCTAATGTTACCGGACGCTCAAACGGGTGTCAATACACTTGTTCAGGTAGATAATGTGATATCATTACTATCACATTTGTTATTTAAAATTGGTTCCAAAACCGAGTGCTTTTAGAACATCTTTCTCAAACATGCTAAATCCTGATTTTTGAGCACATATAGGGCCAATGCCCATTTCTATTGATTCAGCATCAGTTAGAGTGCGGCCACAAATACCGCATCGACCAATTTTATGACCAAACAAACTCATTGCTTTGAGTGGGTCTTTAAGAATCTCTCTTAGAAGATTTTCTTGCGTTCCTTGATATGTTTGACCGGGACGCTGAGAACCACATTTAATCTTTGTATCACTTGCGAGGATATTAACAAATACCCATCCGTTCCACTTTGATTTCTCGTCATTTATCACATCAATCTTATAGAATGCAGTTTCATCGCCGTGGTCAACTGCATAACTACCGGACGGAAGTGATCTCAAATCGAGTGGCTTCTCACCTGTAATTAGCTCTGTAATAACTGCATCGGCATTTTTATCTGCTGCCAGAACCTCTGCACGAATACAGTTAAGTAATCCGCGTAATTGTCCTTTCGTAAGACTTAGATAAGTTGTGTAAGCTTTATACATTGATTGTACGAAATCATTGGCAGTTCCATTTTCTATATTTTCTTTCATATAGTCGATGGCGCTGTCAATCCAATCATAGATTAAATCTCCATCATTAAACTTTTGATTTGGATATATCTCTATGATTGTCTGAACAAGTCTCGGGCTTACTCTTTCATAGCTCATTCAACAAACGCCTCTATTTTGAGATTGCGAAAACTTCGATCATTTCCTCGTCGATTTAAATGCCAACCCCTTCCGCTGAGGTTAATTGCTAAAACACGTTCCTGCGACAGTAACTGAAAATCTCTTATTTCAATTGGGCCGTCTATAATTAGAATTTCAGCCTTCGGAACGTCCTTGTCGGAAAAGATAAGCGAATATTTTAGTTTAGTTTCCATATTTCTCCTTATGTGCAAAAGGCTTGGAACTTTTGCTGCACATTAATTCCGGCTGATAGCCTAAACTATCATTTAATCTGTTTCGCTTACAAGAGACAGAACCGGAACCCCTCTGTTAGTTACTTGTGTAAATTAGAACGCCAGTCATTCCCTCTTTTTGAGAGTTAACATGAAGTGGTGCAGTATCAATTGAATCAATTTCATATTGCCCATCTTCATTTGCGACCACTATCTCAAGGTGATCGCCAAAATCCTCTAATTGCTCTTTCAATTCTTTAACTGTCATGGTTCTCCTAAATTTAAATGGTGCGGGTAACAGGAGTCGAACCTGCACGATTTATTAAATCAACGGATTTTAAGTCCGGTGCGTCTGCCAGTTCCGCCATACCCGCAATATTGCCGACTGACGTAATTGCCTTATCCATAGGCTACCGGGCCGCTACGTGTCTCTAGGCTTGCCCTGCATGGCATTCAGCATCATTTCTAGCTGTTCAGCCGAGACACCGGGAATCGTTACCGTAGGCTTGCCTTTAACTACCACTATTTTTGCCTGAAGTGATTCTAATGCACTTCTTAAACAAGAAGCACACTCATTAAGATGGCCGCTTGCATTCATAAATCCATAAGCTTTAGCTTCATGCCATCGCTTATATTCTGCGGATTTAAAATCGAAGTCAAACGACCACAAAGGCTTTAATTCACCGCAAATCGTACAGACCTTAACACAGTCATTGCAATAATGCCAATGCGTTTCATCTGTTTCGTACGGTTCTTTGTGACACCTGAAACAGTTATTTAACATCTTTTCGTATCGCCAATCCTCGCTCATGTTTTCCAATCTTCCGGCAACACTACAATTGCTGGCCCTCTAATTACTGCTGTCTTTTGCCAAGACTTATCGTGCAGTAATTTCGTAGCCTTCTCATTGAATTCCTCTTTAGTTTTCTTTAAGAAAGAGTCGGGCCGAACTATTAACTTACTACCATCATCAAGTTTGATGATCCTTACCGATCTTACCTTTAGTAGAAATTCTACAAAGTCAGATCGACCAAATGACGAGTAGATAGATTCAGGATTAAGTTTAATCTGAACTATTCCGCCACTAGGATTGATGCGATAT